AAATCTGCATAGTTAACATCATAGTTCCACTTACCAAAGGCGTTTAAAAAATCACAATAACTAACATAAGAAACAGTAATGTACGGATCTCCAGTTAATTCTAAAGTTGTCCAAATTACATTGTCTGCTGGGCCCAGTCTTGGTGCAAACTCAAAAAAGTCTATAGCCAATCCCAACACATCATAGGTGGTGATCAAATCGGGTCCAAACGCGGCTGTTACACTGGGATCAACTGGTGTAGTTTGTGCTTGGATCAATGGTAACCCTGCCATGGTATTAAGACCGCCGAGTGTGGTCGGTTCCCAACTGGGATTGTTAATATCTGTACCTACTGGAATATCGGCCAATGCACGATAGTAAGTAGGATTTGATACTACCGCGTTGGCCAGATATGGTTGTGTTGGAGTCCAAGGATTATCAACATTGCCAAGTATGGCATTGGCCAAATCTGGTAGTGTGGAGTTTGGTATACCATTAATTTGTTGCAATGCTACCTGAATGGCCTTGTTGGCCACTGCATCTGATGGAGGAATAATTTTTCCTAACTCATCACACCCAGATGCTGTGGGCAAATATGCATTCACAACAGGTTGTACATTAGAATTGACAGCACCGGCGGAATTGAAAATAGGTATGGGTCCGTTGGGACTGGGTGTTTGCAATGATGGATAACTCAATGGAAACATTATTATGGGATTTAACAAATCATCAAGACTGTTAATATTGGGAGTAGTTACGTCTAAAATATCAAGTACTTGTTGTACAGCATCATTACTAGAAAAAGTCAAAGCATTATAGGCCAACAGTTGCAAACGATCAAAATCATTTTGTGATAAGCCATTGGGTTTATTAAATCCCACACGGTTATCATTGATTAAATTAGCAACATCAACATCGGTTAATCCTACTGCAATCAATGCTGATTGTAATTCTGGAACAGATTGTCCACGCAATCCGGCAACGTTGGATATTTGTTGTAATAATCCTGCTGGGGTGCCATACAAATCTAATTTTTTCATGTTCCACAAATTACCTTGCTTGGCCAAATCAACACCGAGGTTGGTAAGATCAGTACTCATGCTACTGATACCAGCAGTGACAGTATCATTTGTGTTGGTAAATGTAGGTCCAAGATATTGATTGGCATTTGCCGCACTAGTAATATATTGATTGGTTATAGCAATATAACTTTCTATTCCTATATAACCCATGGAAAATTTTCCCAGGTCCCAATTATCCAAGTATGCCGGAGAAATAGTCAAGCCAATTGAACCTAGACTGCCGGTGTTTACTCCATATAATCTTAAACTATGATTTCCGGCAGTGACATAAACTGAACTGGTATATGTTGTTAAAAAATTGTCAATTGTTAATACGCTAACTCCGTCAACATAAATTGTGCCGTTATTATCACAACTACCAATAAAATCATAATAGCCAGTTACTGGAAAATTTACTGTAACAGTAACATCAAAAAGCGGATCTTGGGCAGTGTTGATCCACACACCAGTATAGTTTAAAAAATCACAATAGTAAGTACTAGTAGAAGAAATGTATGGTGCTCCTGACAATTGCAATGTTGACCAAATCAAAAGAGAGGATGGTTGATCGCCTCCTAAATAAGCAGCCGCTGTTTGATAAATGTAATTTGAAAATCCTTTTTGAGTTATATTGGCAAAATTTAGTACCACCTCGCTGTCGGTAAATGATGGCAAATACAATGACGACAAGTAACTATAAGTTCCAACCGTACTATCAAAAGGACCAGCAGGGATGCTATTTCCCAATGCTGGACATGAAGTTGATCCAATGGACAGCAATGACTGCATTGTAGAACCGGTGGCCCAGGATCGAGATTTATAGTAATCTAATGCGGCAGTAAAATTAGTAATTGCTGTGGTCGAATTAAATTGATAAATGGCTGCAGTTAAATAGGCAGGAACTGATTTTAACCCAATGTTTTGCAACATTGAAGCAGTGACAGTCAACTGTAGTGGACTAGTAACACTGGGCATTATGCCGCTACCTTGACGTTGGGACTACCGCCTGCACGAGCATGCGCACAAGAATCGGCAGCGCCAGTATAAACCACAGGTATTCCGCCAGCACGAACTGAACCAGAACCACTGTTTGTGGTTGCTGCCGCATGAGGCGGATGCGGATTATTCCGTCTTTGTGGCCAGGGAGCATGTGCAGTTACTCCATTGCCATTCACAATCACAGGGCTACCATTCACACGTACAGAGGCAACGCCTCCAGTGGCTATTCCCCCGGCAGCGTTTGCATCACCTACTCGTTGTACTGCTGGCATGTTATCCCAATATAAGTTTCTTGTCCGGAACTTTAATGCCTGTGGTTGCTTCGATGTATTTCATTTTAACAGCGTCTTCAGCATAGGCATAAAGTGATATGCTGTTGATATTTAGTTGGATTTCTCGCTTGATATCTGCGGTAAACAAACTGGGCACAAGTCCCATGCCTTGAGGTCCCGGAGCCACGCTCACAGGGTCGCTAATTGTGATCCACTCTGCGTTGAACTCTTGTTTTTCAACACGGGCAATCAACTCTTCTCCGGAGTTGAGTTTAAAAGTATACACTTGGTTTTGATTAAAAATCATTCAGTTAGTCGCTTTCTTAGTTCAGTAAATCCGCCCACCAGTTCTCCATCAAGAAAAATTTGTGGTACTGCGCGAGCATTTGGTACTGCTTCTAATAATTGTTCACGGGTCCAGTCCTGGCTCACGTTGCGTTCTTCAAATTCAATGTTGCGTGATTTCAATAATGCTTTGGCTTGATCACAGTAAGGACACTGGTCCTTGCTCCATACTATTGCTTTCATTTTATATTCCTTATAGTTTTTGTCACATGAGCGGAACTACTCTTGGGTAGTTAGCATCAGCGACAGTTTTTTTCTTGCCAATTCCAATTTGATAGTTAAGAGTATACCAATCAATTTGTCTGACAAAACAATTGATAAATGCATCAATTGCCATTTTTCCACGATCCAACACATCTGGCTCGTCTTCAAATAGGTAATCATCAAACAAAATAATTCCACCTGGTTTGAGCAGACTCCATGCCATCACAGCATCGGCCATCACAGCATCACAACAGTGATTGCCGTCGATGTAGATAAAATCAAATTGTTTTTTATCTACGATAAACTGTGCTAAAGTTGGAAAACTCAATGCCACATGAACATTTAATTTTTGTTTGGGTTTTTTAACTTCGGCTGTGTTGGTCCTGAATCTTTTTTCCCAAGTACGATCCTTGGTGGCGGTTTCACCGTTGAATGGATTGACATGATGATTTGCAAATGGGTCTACACAAGTCATTGTCCCGGTGTCACTCAACATATTTTGTAACATCCAACATGTGGCTCGTCCTTCGTGTGCTCCAATTTCTAATACATTATTGATTGTTCCTAAATTTAATTTTAAATTATTTGTAACATGGGTAAAGTTTCCAATGTTTGCACTAAACCAATCTGCTGTAAATTCTGCCATTTGATTCCTTAAAGTTGTGATGTGTCGTACGTTTTGAAAAAGATATCTTTTTTAACCGGGCCGTAATCACCTGGGCCATGACGCACAATGTAGTCGTTGCCACGAGTGTATTCTAAGTTGCCCCAAGTGGCTTTAATTATACCGTCATGGTCTGCTAGTTTGGCCAGTTTAGTAACGCCGCCTTTTGGTGTGCCAGTACCATCTCTGTTATCGTCATACTTGCTGTGAAAGTTATCTGGATCCATGGGCCAGAATTCTCCTTTGGGGCCCGGGCCCATAATGTAATGACCCATCTTATGCGGAACAGGACCTTCTAAAGTTTTAGTAACACCGTCCTGCTTTGCAATAGTGTATGGAACAGGAATAGGCTTTTTAAAAGTTTCAAATCCGCCGTCGCGAAACCATGCATCTGTAACGCCTTGGTCTTCCATTAAATTAATTAAGTTTCTCATAGTTCTGGTAATGCGTCGTAGTCAACTTCTCCATCAAGGACACCAATAACATAGTTAGTTGATTCGTTCTCTTGTAGTGCAGTTTGTTTCTTACTGGTGTCCACGTGTTTGGTAAACCAAGGAATAGGAGTCGAACGTGGATGTTCTTCAGTGTACTTGATGCCAATCTCTTTGAGTGCATTAAATGCTGTAAAGTCCACAAAGTCTTTGAGAATGTTTGCATTGAGTCCAATTACAGGACCTTTCTGGAACAAGTAGTCTGCCCAGGCCTTTTCTTCACGGATAACATCCAGATACATTTGATATACCTCGCCTTCGCATTCTGCTTTGGCTTCGGCAAATCTTGGATCTTCTTTGACCACCTGATTGATCAACCAACCGGTCCATTCTTTGTGTAGTACTTCATCTTGTAGGATCAACTGAATAATGTTGCCATTGCCAATGAAGATACGATTCTCTACCATGGCTAAACTTGTGGCAAAACTCACCATGAAGCGGAATGCTTCTAATGCATAACTAGCGTTGAGTGCCAACCATATGCTTTTGATGTGCTCAGATTCATCTCCGGTTATGCCTAATTCTACACTGCAATTGAACTTATGCAGGTCATCATAATACTTGCCTATACTTGATGTCATGTCTACAATTTCTTGTGTGTCATGAATAGTATTGAATATGTCTTTAGGGACATTATAGATATTACGAATGATGTGGCTGTAACTGCGACTGTGGATATTGGTTTCAAAGAATGTCCAGTTGTAGACTAGTGCTTCTAGTTCGGGGATCGATACCACAGGTGTAAAGATTTGACTGGGTCCACGACCTTGCAAACTATCTAAGGCTGTTTGACGTAACAAGTTTGATGTAAAGATATGCTTGACTGTGTCACTAGCATCTTTAAAATCTTGTGCATCTTTGGTTAGAGATATCTCTTCTGGTACCCAGAAGAAGCCACGTGCTTCTTGCTCGTACTTGACCAGTTTGTTGTACTTGACTTCTTCAAATCGTTGAACTGTCACTGGACCTGCAGGATCCAAGAACATCTTTCTATTGAGATAATCTGTTTTTGTGTTTAAATTGTATTGTGCTTGACTCATTGTGTAATTACCAATGTCTAATTGTGTTGGCTATAATAAAGCCACAAGTTATAACGTGTATTATAACCCAAAACGTTTTGAAAAACAAGGCCATTCGGGCCTCTCGCAAAGTGAGAATAGGCACATCCGGACGATCATGGTCTGACTCGCCCATCAAGTGCCCAGTAGCCCGAGCCCAAATCTTTTCTAAACTGTTCATAACTTGCAGGCTTCGCAATCTTCCGCATCATCAAAGTCAATGACCTCAAGTGGTACATCTTCAGCAATTTGTTTGCTACCTTGTTTGTTCACCAAACTGTAATAGAAAGTCTTGATTCCGAGACGATG